CAACAGTTAATGCTTTTTATCGCTATGGTCGACTTGCAGCAAAGAACCCAGTTCGCGCTACACAGTTTGCATATAACTATGGACGAGTATTCCAGAACTTTGGTGTGGATGAAAACGGTAATCCAACTGAAAATCTAGCAGATATGACACACTTAATTTTACCAGGAACCAAAGAAATGGGTCTTGGATATATGGATGAGGGTCTTGCATTGAATGCAAAATCTCTTGGATTTTTGCTTAACCAGCCATCTCCATCATTTATTACAGCGCTATCTGTTGGTAAGATAATGCAGACATTCCCTGGTACTGATGAAGGCATTAAGGAAGCACTTACTATCAATGGTACTAACTACTTTGATATTATCTTCCCATATGGAGCACCTACATCTTTAACCAAGCAGTTAACACCACCTTGGGCTAACTCATTGTATAATGCTGCAACTGGTAACCAGGGCAAAGCGGACTACTTAGCCTCATGGCGTTCAGTATATAACTATCATAAGATGTTGGTTGAGATGGGCGTTACAGATAAGTTCCCATCAGATGCAGAGATTGAAAGAGAAGTAAAGGCTCTATGGGCCGAGAAGTTCATTTCAGGCTTTGCTTCCATCACTGGTGTACCTTTCAAGGTAGAAACCAATCCTATGCGTATGTCAACCAACCTATACTACAAGTTGCTTGAAAAGTACAACAAGATGGGTTATGGAACACAACAGGCACGTGATGCTGCAGGCGATGAGATGCTTGGCATAATGGGTCCTAAGTTCATGCTTGACCGAATCACTTTTACTGGTTCTACAAAGAATATTAGTATCCCAGCAACATACGAAGCATACCAACGTGTATTTGAAGATAACGATGAACTAGTTGGCAAACTTGCTGCAATTGAAAAAGGCGATGTTGGATTGGTAAGTCTATTGACTTCTGACCTAAGCAGAGACCCAGCAGAGCAGTCAGCAAACATTCTTTCTATCTTAAGCAATCCTAACCTTACCCTTCCTGGTACTAGCAAGCGTATTAATGACTTCAAGTTAACACCACAAGAAGTTGAGCGCGAGCGCATGAAGCAGCGCACATGGGACCAGTACAACTTGGTTCGTGATGCATTAGAGGCTAAGATTACTGATGGTAAGACACTACGTGCTCACCCAGAACTAAAGGCTCCATTGGAGCAGTTAGTGGAGTCTACATTTAAGAATCAAAGCCAAGCATGGTATGATGAATATCAACTATCTGCTAGCGGAGATACATCTTACAAGTATGCTCGAGCATTAACTCTTATTACTCAAGACCCTAAGTTTATGGGTAAGCAACAGAATAATCAGTTCTGGAAAGATACTCAATTGTTTATGAAGGCACGAAATGTCTTTGTTACATTCTACCAGTCACTACCTGACTACGACCCTCGCAAGGCAGTAATCCGTGATGGTTACAACCAGTGGGTTGCTCAGTATGTAAAGCAGTGGGACCCTAACTTGGAGACTCTAATTAAGAATTACTTCGATAACGACAGTTTGAAGGCGGTTAACTAATGGCAGAAAAGTCAGCAACACCTAACCAGGATGCGCAAGATGCTGCTATCCTCAACAGTATTGCGCCATTTCTTGCTAGCCTTCTAGCAGAAAACAATGATGCTGGTAAGCCATCAGATACATCACAGTCCTCGACTCAAACATCTGTTACTAAACTAACTTACAACTCAGCCAAGGCGCTTCTTGAAGCAGCCATGAAAGAGGCTGACTTTGTAGGCAAGTTAAGTGCAGATGATATTAAAGACTTCATGAAGGCTTTTGAGACAGAGCAGAACAAGCAAATCGAAAAGATTGTTACATCTGCACGTACTCAAATTAAGCCTGGGGCAACAGCAGAAGCACAAAAGAAGATTGTTGAATCTGTTGCTCGTCAAGAGTTCCCATCATTCTTTAAGCCTACAGACTTTGCAAAGAACTTTGTTTATTCAAAGATTGACTTCAAAGACCAAACTAAGTTAGGCGCTAAAGCACTTGATGCTTTTGCTAAGGTTCGTGGGTTAGTAGATGCATTCCAACTTCTTGGTGTTACTGAGAATGATATGCGTATTGCAGCAAAAGAAATTGCAATGGGTAACAAGACTGTACAAGACTACAACGTAGAACTACAGCAGATTGCTAAGAAAGAATACCCACAGTTTGCAGACCGCTTTGACAAAGACCCAACTTTAACTACATATGACATTGCTTCTCCTGTCATCAATATGCTAGCAAAGACATGGCAGATGGACCCAAAGACAGTTAAAATGGATAACCCATTTGTAATGTCATATCTTAACTATGCTGGTCCAGATGGAAAAGGGAAACAGCCATCATACTATGATTTATTGATGAAGGCTAAGAACGACCCTAAGTACGACCTCACACAAGAAGCAAATGAGAACGCACGCGATGCAGCAACAGGGCTTGCAAGAGCGTTTGGATTTGGAGTATAAATGGCCGCATCAGATGCAGCAAATGAAGCACGTTTAGCAGCAGCGGCAAAAGCAGCAGAAACAGCAGCAAAGACTGCTGCGGATAAGAAAGCAGCAATTGATGCTGCAACTGCAGCAACAGTAGCAGCAGGTGGCAAATCTACTGACCGCGCTAATCGTCTTCCAGGCGAAACAGCAACAGAAGCAAATGCTCGCATTACTGCTGGTTATAAAGCACAGGCTAAACCAGAACTAACTCAAGAGGGCGCTGCAGCAGGAGCAACAATTGAATTTGTACGTACTGGCGCAGGTGGAGTGGGAACATATAAAGAAGTTTTTCCAATGGGTACTCCTATCCCTACTACACGTACAACTACTTCTGGTAACGTATATGATGCACAAGGAAATCTTATATCTGGTTCGGGACTTAAAACAACACAGACTACTTCTACTGGCAAGGTATTAAAGTTTGGTGACCCAGGATACGTATTAAAGCCTGGAGACCCAGGCTACGTAGCACCTGCTCCTAATGAAGTACCAGAAAGACCAGTAGGAACTCCTCCCGCATTCGTGTATGACCCAGTGTCAAAGACTTACAAGATGCCAGCAAAGCCTACAGAGGCTGGTAACTGGACTTGGGATAATGTTGCAGGCTGGACTAATACACTTGTAAATCCAGGCGCAACTGGCATGGAAACTGGCAGCGATAGAACGCTAGCCCAAGATACTTTTAAGAATACACTTGCATTATTCTTTGGTGCAAAAGAAATGTCACAGCCATGGGCTAACGCCTTATTTAAGGTTGTATCAAGTTACTATAAGAGTGGTTCTACTATTGATGAATCACTTAATCTTGCTTTGCAGGATGCACGTAACAAGCCAGAACTAGAACCATTCACCAAGCGTTTTGCTGGTGTGTTTGCCCTACAGGACCGTCTTGCAAAGGGTGAAGCAATCGACGTACCAACTATTGCAGAGTTCTTCAAGTCAGAGGCAACTCTCGGTGATAAACTACGTGAAGTTGGTCTAGCAGATTTGGCAACTCAAGAGATTCTTGGAGAAGTACTAGGAACTGGTAAGTCAGTTGCTGCTGTACTTAACCTAGTAAATGATGTCTTTATGACTATTGATAATGCACCAGAGCAACTTAAGAAAGACCTACAGGTTGTAGCGCCAGGGATAGATAGAACATCTATTGCCAAAGCACTTCTACTTGGTAAGCGCGGTGCGGACGAACTACAGAAGCAAATCAAGGAAGTTAGCGTACTATCTGCTGCTAAGTCACAAGGTCTTACTATCGATAATGCACTTGCTGCAGATATTGCTGCTAGAAACTTTGACTACGGTACATCACTTACTAACTTTGCTACAGTTGCCAAGGGCGCAGTCCCTCTACAAAAGTTAACTGAAATTAGCACAGGTCAAGCAGTTAAGCCTTCTACCGCTCAAGAAAGTCTTATCAAGTCTACTTTCCAGCAAGATGTCAAGGAACAAGAGCGCATCCGTCTAGAAGCAGAAAAGGAAGCAGCACGCTTCTCTGGTGCTTCTGGAACATTTGGTTCACGAAGCCTAGCATCACGCAACAGAGCGAACAGAGTAATATAATAGAATCCTGAGTGGACCCATCGGCCCCACCAGTGTAATAGACCGACAGTAGGAGCCAGACCATTTCCCCGAATGGAATCTGTGGCCTGCGAACTAACTACGAATAGAAGGGTGGCGTTGCTATGAGCAACAACTACTGGGACGACGAAGACGATGAACTAGATACAATCGAAGAAACACCTATGGATGGAAGCGACTTACTTAAAAAGTTGCGTAAAGCCAAGCGTGCAGATGAGAAGCGTATCAAAGAACTCACAGAGCAACTTGAAGGTTTCTCTAAGGCGCAGCGTGAGGCAATTGTCAAGTCGACACTAGAAAAGAAGGGCGTCAATCTTAAGGCAGCCCGTTTAGTAATGAAGGACTTGGATGACATTAACGAGGAGTCAGTTTCTAACTGGCTTGATGATAATGCAGACTTGTTTGGACTAACGGTTGCAGAAGAGTCAGATGTGAGCCAACATGACCGCGCAGCGTTGCGCAATCAAGATTTGGTTACACAGAATGCTTTGACGCCAGACCGAGCAAACGATATTGAATACAGAATGTCCCAAGCAACATCCGAAGAGGACATACTAGCAATTCTTCGCTCGCAACAATAATTTATCCGTTCATAGTCACTTGGAGGTGACCGCATATGGCTAACGCCTATACATCAACAGGCTCTACTACCCTCGGTGGTACAGTCGGTGGTGCAGGTCTTGTACAGAAGGCGTACGACCGTCTTCTAGAATTCGCTCTCCGCGCCGAACCACTAATTCGTTCAGTCGCAGACAAGACTCCAGCACAGCAATCAATCCCAGGTTCAACAGTAGTTCTACAGAAGTACGTTGACCTAAACGCAGTAACAGACACACTTACAGAGACAGTTGACCCAGATGCAGTAGCATTGTCAACACCTAACACAGTTACAATTACTCTTAACGAGTACGGTAACTCTGTTCTTGTAACACGTGCTTTGGAACTATTCTCACTTGCAGACGTTGACCCAGCAATTGCTAACGTAATTGCGTTCAACCTTGCAGACTCAATTGACCAGGTTGCAATGACTACACTTCGCGGTGGAAGCAATGTAATCTACGGCGGTTCAACCGCTACATCAACAGCAACAATCACTGCTGCTGCAACACTAGACTCAGCAGACATCCGTAAGGCTGTTGCTAAGTTGCGCTCAAACAAGGCTGCATACCGCAAGGGTTCACTATACTGGACAGGTATCCACCCAGAAGTTTCACACGACCTTCGTGCAGAGACAGGCGCAGCAGGATGGCGCGACCCACACAATTACTCTTCACCAGACAACATCTGGGCTGGAGAAATTGGACAGTACGAAGGCGCGTTCTTCGTAGAGTCACCACGTCTATACAACGCTAAGACTGGTGCAGACCAGTCAGCACTAGCAACAACAGCAGTAACAGTTGCAGGAACATCAGCCGCATTCACATTCGGTGTTGCTTCATCTGCAGTTATCGCAACACGCGCTGAGGTTGGCGATAAGATTTCAGGAACAGGCGTAGGAACATCTGCGAAGATTACTGCAATCGCAACATCAGGTTCAACAACAACATTCACT